AATATGCAGATTATGATTTCGATGCCTCGGGTCTATCAAATGTTCTCGACGTATTGGCATATAATACCCATATTAACGGACTCACAGCAAACTTTGCATTGAACGAATCATTTCTTAATACAGCCCAGCTTCGAAGTTCTGTTGTATCCCATGCCGAAACCCTCGGTTATGATGTAAGATCGATGACTGCTTCGAAGGCTTTATTAAATCTTTCGTTTAATCTTGCTGGTGTGGCAAATCGTCCTCCGGCCGTCCTCGTACCAAAAGGCCTGACGTTTACTACACAAATCGATGGCACTACATATACGTTTAGAACACTCGATGCATTCAATGCAAAAGATAACGGCAGTGGACTTTATAATATTGAAACGACTGCAGGTTCATTCGATATTCCAGTACACGAAGGTATTGAAAAAACAAAGACATTCTTAGTAGGTGAAAAAACCGAGAGACAAATATATGTTATTCCTGATCAGAAGATGGATAAAGCCACTACGGTCATGCAAGTTTTTGATACTTCAAGTTCTTCAAACTTTGTCAGCTATTCACCAGTAAAAGATGCTGTTGTTATTACTCCTGAATCAGAGCTATATACAATACGTGAAGCTCCAAACGGGTTTTATGAAATTAATTTTGGTGATGGCATTTCTTTTGGTAAATCACCAGATCCTGGAAATAAAATCGTTTTAAAATATCTTTCTGTCAGTGGTCCTACTGCAAATGAAGGTACCGTCTTTTCGTCTACAAGTAATGTTACAGTAAATGGTCAATCATATCCAGTTTCAGTAGTAACTGCGGCTGAGTCAACAGGTGGTGCAGAAAAACAATCAATAGATTCTATTAAAAACTTGGCTCCATTTGCATATGCCACACAACAAAGGTTAGTTACATCACTCGACTATAAAGCTACGATACAAAGTAATTACACCGTGATTGAAGATGTGACAGTTTGGTCAGGTGACGAGAATGTACCAATTGATTATGGAAGAGCATATGTCTCTATTCTATATAAAACTGGTACTGCAACAAATACAAAAACAGAAACAGAGTCAAGTATCGTAAATAACTTTACTAAGAATCTATCTGTGATGTCAATTGAAACAAAGTTTGTAGATCCAATCACAGTGTTTATTGAATTGAATACAGTTTTTAATTTTGATCCTGCTCTTACTGGTAATACTCTAGCTTCTGTAGAAACAGATGTATTTAATTTTAAGAAAAACTTTTTTGCAAATAACCTTGAAAGATTTGAATCAGTATTTCGTAGATCGAATCTTTTGACCGAGGTAGATGCCTTAAGTCCAGCTATCTTATCATCAAGAACTGAAGTAAAATGTCAATTAAGATTTACTCCATCTGTAGGTGTTGCAACTGCACATAAGCTTGCATTCCCTATGAGAATTGCAGATCCAGATGATATTAACCATACTGTCATTTCAGATACATTTCAATTCCGTGGAGTTGTAGCACAATTAAGAAATAAACTTTCTGGTACTAAATTGCAAATATACGATTTGGCAGGAAATGTTTTACAAGATAACGTTGGTGAATATGATGCACCATCAGGAGTAGTAGATATAACTGGAATTAAACCAGAAGCTCTTATATTAGGATCAACATATCTTCGTCTTTCTGTTGTACCAGAAAATCAAAGCTTTGTTAAACCTCTACGAAATTATGTATTGAAACTTGATTCAACCAACTCATCAACTTCAGCACTGATTGATAGACAGACCACTACATTGGAAGTCGATAACTAATGGCTAAAGAAGAAACCCTCAAACATTTTGATAGAATCGATATCAATTTTAGAAGAAGCTTGATAGAAGAGATCTTGCCTGAATATTTCAGGGAAGACTATCCTAATTTAATTGCATTTCTTGAGGGTTACTATGAATTCCAAGATTCTGATACTAATTTTGATGGAATGATTCATGAATTAAATACTATTCGAGAAACAGAAGATGCAAGTTTAGAAAGACTCGATCAGTTATTTGAAACTCTAGCACTTGGTGTATCTGGTGGTAATTTTTCATTTCCGCGAGAAGCTATTCGAAACTTTGGAAATTTCTTTCGTGTAAAAGGTTCTCTTTTTTCTGGTGAAGGATTTTTCCGCGGATTCTTTGACGAAGAAGTTGAGATCATTTATCCAAAGAAATTTCTTTTTAATGTTGGAGAATCAGAACTTGGTGCAGAATATGGTAAGGTTATTCAAGATGGTGGTAAGTTCCAAGTATTCTCAATTTTAATTAAGTCACCGCTTTCGATTGGTGTTTGGGAACAGCTGTGGAGAAGATTTGTACATCCGACTGGATTTTATCTTGCTAACGAAGTTGCGATCGAAGGTACTGACACAATTAATATTATTACAGATGAGTCTGTTCCAGATCCATTTAAAAATATTTTCTTTGTTGTTGATAGCGCAGATGCAATTAGTAGTATCAATCCGCCACAGGCACAAGGTGATATATCACACCTAAATAATTACACCGCGCATGGAGCTAAATCTAATTTTGGCGCCAAGTTCCATATGAATGAACCGCAGTTTAGAACTAGTCCATATCGACTGACTGGATATTGGGCTGATTCAGCAATGGCTGCAACAGTAGGCGGTAAACAATACGCAACAATTAATGATGTTATGTTGCTTTATAAAGATCTTAAAGAATGGGCAGATTATGGAATCACTTTTGATAACCTAGATTCTGCTGGAACAGGTATTCGATATGATAACGCGTTTGAAACGTTTGATATGAAATCCTTCCCAACATATGATGCTGACTATGTAAGTCCTCAGAATTATGTTGCAATAGGTTATTTAACCTCAAATAAGCAGTATTAACATATATAAATAAGATTAATATTATTGCAGGATAGAAAATGGCAAGACAAAACATATTTACTGGAACAGTAGGCAACGATGGTACCGGAGATGATCTACGTACTGGCGCTACCAAAATTAATGCCAACTTTACTGAACTATATTCAAACATAACGGCTCTTTCACTGCAGCTTAATTTGCAAAGTGTTAATAGCAATGGTATTGGATTTGGTTTTGATGGTATTTTATTTGACGGTGCAACGAAAGACTCATTTAATTCTGTTACTAGATTAATTCCTGCAGATCCTACTGGCGTTAATAATATTACATTACAAGATAGCACAGGCACATTAGCCTTTATAACAGATATTAAGAAAGAAGCCGATCGCGATTATATTCTTGGAATTCGTGGAGGTACTACAAAGCTTCTCGACTCAGCTTCTGCAATTGATGCATTATTTGGTGCAGGTTTCTTAGATTCTGCTAGAGCAAATAGATTAAGCCTTGATTCTACTGATGTTACAGCATATATTGATTCTGCATATATACAATTTAGACAAGCCGGTGGCTTAGATTCAGCTCGTGCACTTGGTATGACACTACAAACATTGACACAGGTTGATTCTTCTATTGATTCAGCGTTTGCACAATTTAAATTAGATTTTGATATTGGAGTAAATCAAGTTGATACTACATTAGCTGTCTTAACAGCAGCATTGCAGGGTTCTGTAACGGATACTACTCCTGAAGATTCTGCTGGTTCAAATGGTGGTGCAGGTCCTGGTAATCTATACTTTACAACAGCAAGAGCCAACTCAGCAATTGATACTCGAGTAAATAAAAGTTTTGTTGATGCACTTAACGTAGATGCTGATACTTTAGATGGAGTACAATATTCAACTATAGCATCTGCAATTTCGGCTTTACCAGATTCTTCTCAAGTAACAGGAATTGTTACTGCTATTAATGCAGCAATTCCATATGATCTTGTACCTGACCAAAATGAAGTTCGTGATCTTGGTACATCAGCTAAAAAATGGAAAGACCTACATCTTAGCGGAAGCACTATACATCTTGGAACATTAAGATTAACAGATAACGGCGGTAAGCTAAGTATTCCTGGAACTACATTCGGTATGGATTCAGGTCAACCGCTTTCCTTTGATTCTGCTGCAACTAGAACTATCAAATCTGGTAGTGATAGTAAAATAATTGTTAATGCAAATGAAATACACATGGCTGCATCATCAAATGCTGCTCATAATGGATGGAGGGTAACCACAAATACACCAGCTGGTGGAGCATTTACAGATTTAGGAAATAAAGGTTTACTTTTTGTACCACAAAATACTACGACAGAAAGAAATAATTATAAAAATAATGCTTTCTATAGTTCGCATTACAGAAAAGGTGCGATGCACTATAACTCAAGTCAAAATATCTTTGAATTTGCAGATAGTGATGGGTGGTTTGAAATTAATAGATCTGCTGTAAGTGCAGGTGCTGTACAATATTTACATTTTGGATTAGATGGATCTCAAGCTAGTGCTTCAGGTGTTCAATTACATACTGTTGATGGTTCTACTTCGCCTGATGGTATAGTAATGCCAACTAGTGGTTCACTTAAAAATATTACAGCTAGCTTTAATGCTTCAGGTTATGGTGGTTCATCATCAACATTTCAATTATCAGTTATTATTAAACATGGAAATGGTACAACATCAACACGAAATACTTCAATTGAAGTTACAGGAGATGGTGCTCAAACATTGAATGCTACATTATCTGCTGATTATAATGCAGGAGAACAAATTAAAATAACCTTAACTCAAGATGCAGGTCATACTTCAACAAACCTTCACGTATTACTTAGAATTCAGGAATCTTAATCATGCCAGCAATTGTAACCGATGCTCTTAGAACTCTTTTAGCTAGACAATTTTTTGATCAGTTTGCCCAAAATACTGCGAGATATTATATTGGTATTGGCAGATCAGAAATTTGGGATAGCGCTGATACAGTACCAACTCCGATTAACAGAGCGAGTGATGTTACTGGCGCAAGAAACCAAATGCAATCTGTCAAGAAAGTTCAAGCAACATCTCTTGTAGTTCCACGATATAATTGGTCAAACGGTACAATATATTCACAATTCGATAGTCAAGTTTCTGGCTATCCTGCTAATCCATATTATGTAATGAATGGAAATAACAATGTGTATATTTGTTTAGAAACTGGTAGAGATAATAGCGGAGTGGCAGTTGGATCTACTGTAGAACCAACAAGTGCAAACAATGATTCATTTAGATTATCAGATGGTTATGTTTGGAAATTTTTATTTACTGTTAGTGCATCAAGAGCAAACTCATTTATGTCATCTAACTTTTTACCAGTTAAAAAACAATTGCAAACTGATTCATCGTCAACAGGTATTCAATTAAAACAAGAAGAAATACAAGATACTGCCAAAGTAGGAGCAGTAACATCAGTTATTATTACTTCAGTTGGTAGTGCATATACATCAAATCCAACAGTTAATATTCTTGGTTCTGGTACTGGGGCCCAAGCTATAGCTAGAATTGATTCAGCAACTGGCACACTAGCATGGATTAAAATGGCTGATAGCGGTACTACTCAAAAGTTAGGATTAGGATATACTCGAGCTGAAGTTGAAATTACTGGTGGTGGTGGCGGTGGTGCTACAGCACGTGCAGTTCTTGGTCCAGATTCTGGAATTGGTGCAGACTGTCGAGTTGATTTAAAATCTGCAGCTATTATGTTCCATTCTCGTATTGAAGGAACAGATAGTAACTTCATCACAGATCAAGACTTTAGACAAGTGACATTGGTCAAAGATATTAAAGATGATGCAGGTGCAGTATTTACAGCAACAACTGGTAATACTTTAAAAAGAATGAAGTTGTCAAGTGTAGTACAAGCTTTTACTAAAGATAAAATTATCAGAGGTCAAATTACCTTGGCTGAAGCATACATTGATGATATAGATTCATCAGACATTTATTATCATCAAACTACAACAACTGGTTTTTCTGATTTCCAAGATGGGGAAGTTATTAATGAAACAAATGGTGTAGGTACTGGAATTATTGATTCTGCTAAGATCAATCCAGAAGTCAATCCTAACACCGGTGATATATTATACATAGATAATAGAGCAGCTATCTTACGGTCGAATGTGCAAGCAGAAGACGTAAAAGTTATTTTACAGTTCTAAAGGATGAGCGATGCCTAATAATTTTACTAAAAATCTATTTGCAACAACATATAGAGATGACTTTAGAGATAGCGATCACTATCATCGCATACTTTTTAATAGCGGTAAGCAATTGCAAGCTCGTGAGCTTACGCAAATGCAAACTATTATCCAAAAAGAAATTGAAAGATTTGGAAGAAATATATTTAAAGAAGGAGCTTCTGTTGTACCAGGTGGTATGATAGTAAATAATCAACTTGAATATGTAAAAATTGATGCAACTACCAGCTTGCCTGCTAGTACTACCTCAATGATTGATGATACTTTTGTTGGTCAAACTTCAAACATTAGTGTAAAAGTAATTGATATTTTCCCAGTTGATGCATTGACTGGCGATCCTGCAACTCTTTATATTCAGTATACTAATCAAAGTTCAGGTACTATTGGATCTGCACCAGTACGATTGACTGCAGGAGAAAATATTGTTGGAACTAGTAGTGGTGTTACACTAAAAGTTCAAACGACGAATACTTCTAGTGATAAAGCAATTGGTAGAGGAACTCGAGCATCAACTCAAGAAGGTACATTCTTTACACAAGGTCATTTTGTGCAAGCAGATGCACAATCAATAATGGTATCAAAATACGACTCAGCTCCTAGTGAAAATGTAGGATTTGTAGTAACTCAAGATATTGTTACAGTAAGTGATACTCTTGCTCTCTATGATAATCAAACTTCAAATCCAAATCTTACTGCACCAGGTGCAGACAGATATAGAATTAGATTAACACTGACAAATGAGTCTGATAAAGATTCAGCTGATACATTTGTATTTTTTGGAAAAATCAGAGGTGGTAGACTTATAGAAGCTGTAAGTGGTACCGAAGATTATAATAAGATTCGTGACTTTAGTGCCATTCGCACAAAAGAAATTAACGGCGATTTTATTAAGAGACCATTTTTAATTCATTATGATTCAGCATCGGCATCTGATTTTAATCTTAATGTTTCTCCAGGAACAGCATACGTTAATGGATATAGAGCTCATAGACCAGATGCTACAATTCTTTCAACTCCTAGAGCATTAACTTCTGTTACTATAAATGCAGAACCAGTTGCTGCAGGATTCGGCAACTTTGTTTTAGTTGATTCTATAAATGGATTACCAAATATAGAAACATTTGAGTTGCAAAATTTAAGAAGTGTTAGATCATACGGTGGTTCAACAATTGGTACTGCACGTGTTAAATCAGTAGAAGAAGACGGAGCTTTAACTCGCTTCTATCTGATGGACATCAAGATGAATGCAAGTCAAAACTTTAGAGACGTAGCATCAATTGGTACAGCCGCAAATTCATTTGCTAACTTACAACTTGAAAATACCATAGCAGTTATCAAAGATGCTGCTAATAATGATTTACTATTTGACTTTCCAGAAAATAGAGTTAAGGCAACTTCTGATGTTACACTTACAACACAAAGAAGATTAACTGCAACTACTGACGGTAATGGTGATACTACTTTCCCTGCTCTAGCTAGTGGAGAAGTTTTTGCAAATGCAAATCAATGGGTATTTTCTGCAGTTGCTGGTGTTGCATTTACTCCAACCACTGTCACAGGTTCTGGAACACAATCAGCGTCTATAACTGGTGGACCTGCTGCTACAGCTATTGAAGCAATTGTGCAAGTGCAAAAAGATGGTGTTACAAGAACCAAATCTCTTGCTACTCAAACAATGGCTGCAACTATTACAAATCCTGGCAGTGGAGGACAACCTTACATTGATTTAGGTAAAGCTGATATTTTTGAAGTACAAAGAATTCGTACAGTAGATTCTGATGGTACTGATTTAAGAGCAGATTTTCTTGTTGATAATGGTGCAAGAGATAACTTCTATGAAACTGGTAAATTGCTTTTAAAGACTACAGCAAAAACACCAGTTGGTAACGTATACGTTAGATTTACATACTTTAATCATGGTTCTACTGGAGATTATTTTGATGCATCATCTTACACAGGTCAAGTTCCATATGGTCAAATTCCTGATCACACAAAAGCTGATGGATCTGTAGTTTCATTAACAGATGTTTTAGATTTTAGATCTCGTAAAGACGATAATAATAATGGCTTTAGTGCAGCAACTGCAAGAGTCAATGAAGTTCCTGTAAATACTAGCTTAGTTACTCTCGATACTGAGTATTATTTACCGAGGTATGATAAGCTTATTGTAAACAGCCAAGGTGTTGTATCAGTAGTTCAAGGAACTCCATCGTTAACACCACAATTTGCTCCAACTCCAATTAATACTTTAGAGCTTTATAGAATTAAATTGAATGCTGGATCAAAAAATGTAGATGATATGACAATGCAAAATATTGAAGCTAAAGGCTTCACTATGCGAGATATACAAAAGCTTGAAGATAGAGTAGATGATTTAGAAGAAGCAACGGCATTAAGTTTGCTTGAAGTTGATGTACAAAACTTCGCAGTGTTTGATTCTACTGGAGTTGATAGAACAAAATCAGGGTTTTTAGTAGATAATTTTGCGGATCATGCAGTATCATTCACAGTTAGTGATGAATTTAGATCATCTATTGATCCACAAGCTAGAATTATGCGACCAACATTTAACGAAGAAAATGTTCGTCTAATATATGATTCTGATCTTTCTACAAATACTGTACTAAAAGGTGATAACGTATATATTAGATATGATGAAACTCCATTTATTCAACAACCTGTAGTATCGCAAACTATTAATGTCAATCCATTTGCGGTGATTACACATCGCGGTAATCTTCTTTTATCACCAGCATCCGACGAATGGAAAGAAGTTATCTATACAGCTCCTCGTGTATTTAACGGAGGAACAAGACTAGATACAACTCAAGCATTTAACTTTAATAACTGGAACTGGTCTTGGCAAGGTAATAATATTAATGCAAGTCTAGGACAAGAACGCGGAAGAACCGTTTCTACTAGCGGTAACACACAAACTACTCGAGTTAATAGAGTTGTAAGAGCAGAAACTATTAGAGAAGTAATAGGCGAACGTGTAGTTAATATTGCTATTATTCCCTTTATGAGATCACGAATGGTCTTTTTCAGGGGTGAAGGATTAGGATCGAGTGTTCAAATGTGGCCTAGATTTGATGGTAGATCTGTTGATGCTTGGGTTAAATCTGAAGCTTTCCAAAGATTTGCTACTACTTCAGATGAGTATGGAAATAGATTAAATAACGCTACTCAACATCCGAATGGACCATCAACACTTACTACTAGTCCACAAGGAGTAATTGAAGGATCGTTCTTTATTCCATCTACTCCTAATTTTAGATTTAGAACTGGAGAAAGAGAATTTAAACTATTAGATATTACGGCTGATAGAGAACAAGATGCGCTATCAGTAGCTAAAACAACATTTACAGCAAATGGAGTTATAGAAACTCGTCAGCGCGACGTATTATCAACTAGACATGTTACAATTAGAGGATTCCAAACATCAGTTGAGTTAGATCCACCGGATGATGGAAACGATAAGCCATGCGATCCGCTAGCTCAATCATTTTATGTTGATAGAAGAAACGGTGTATACGTAACTCGCGTTAGATTATATTTTGCAAGTAAATCTAACTCAGTTCCTGTTCAATTAGAACTACGCCCCATGATAAATGGACATCCTTCTTCTGATGTCATAATTCCAGGATCAACAGTGTTTATTAATCCAGGAAATGTGACAGTTACTAATGATGCATCTGGTCCTACAGATTTTGAATTTGAAGAGCCTATCTTCCTTAATGGATATACTGAATATGCATTTATTGTCAAGGCTGAGACTGTAGATTATAATGTCTATATTGCAGAAACTGAACAGTTTATTTTAAATTCAACTGAGAAAAAGGTTACTAAGCAACCAACATTAGGTTCTTTATTCTTATCTCAAAACTCGTTCACTTGGGAACCTTCGCAAACAAAAGATATGATGTTCGAAATTCATCATGCTCAATTCGATGCGAGTGGTACAGCTGTATTAGAAAATGCTCCAATAGCTAGAAAGTTGGCCGGAGAAAATCCATTAACATTTGATTCTTCTAGCTCTACACTAATTGTGAATCAATTAAATCACGGGTTTGTGGCTGGAGATAATGTAAAAATTTATGGTCTTGATTCAGGCACTGCATATGGTGGTGGATTAGTTGGTTCAGATATTCTTGGATCTAGAACAGTAGTTGATGTAGATGAAAATAATTTTACAATAACACTATCTAAAACCAATCCTAGTTCAGCATTTAATTTTGGTGGATCAAACGTAGTAACGACACGTAATATGATGTTTGAAACTGCCGTTCCATTCCTTGAGCCTTTGATGCCTGTAAATACTGCAATAGCAATGAAAGGCAAATTTACTTCAGGAAAATCTTTGGCTGGTACAGAAACTCCTTATGCCAAAGATGTAGTATTTACTGATTTAGATATTAGAGAAAATAATGTTTTCCCTGCACCAAGAATGATTGTTAATGGCGACTTAGAACCTACAAAGTTAGGAGCTGGTAATAAGTCTACAACAATTAATGTAGATATGAGTACAGCAAATACTGATGTATCTCCAATGCTTGATATGCAAAGAGCTTCAATGTTCTTGATTCATAATCATATTGATCAACAAGATTCTGCAAATGCACCAGTTAATGCACCTCAACATAATACGCCAATAAACTTTGTTGATGAGATAGCTGCAATCGGTGGATCGCATATAGGTAAACACGTCGTAAGACCAGTGACTCTTGAAGAAGATGCTATTGGCTTGAAGATATTACTCTCAGCTCATCGCCCATCAGTTGCTGATTTTGAAGTTTATTATAAAGTGGCCAATGACGGTGAAAACTTTGATGATATTGCTTGGATAGAACAACCAAAAGAAACTGAATTACCATCTGATGAGAATCCAAATATATTTAGAGATTATAGATATTTGGTAGGTGGGCAAAACGGACTGTCAACTTCATTCTCTAGATTTGTAATTAAAATTGTAATGAAATCAACAAATGCTGCTAAACCTCCTATCTTCAAAGATTTAAGAGTTATAGCATTGGCGGTATAATGAAAAATTATTTAAGAGTTGAAGGATCACAAACATTAGTTAGAGATACAAATACGCAGGCTATATTGAATACTGATAAAAAAACTATTCATCAAGCCCGTGAAGCTAAAAGATTAAGGCAATCTCGAAATAACGAAGTGGTTGAGTTACGAAACGAAGTAAGAGAAATGAAAGACTTAATTAACAAACTGATAGAGAAACTGTAATGCCAAGATTTATACAAGTAAGCTTAACTAATCCTATCGGAACTTGGGTGCAAAAGACAAATGCACTTCAAGGATATGTCGGTGATCTTGACGATCTAAACCCGAATATATTGACTCAGATTCCAAATGCAGACTCTAGTGTAGTGTCTGTATTGAACTTCCTTGATTCTTCTGTCTCGCAAATGCAAGATAGTGTGAATATGCAATATATGAAACTAGACTCGGGAGACTTCGGTTTAATTCGAGTTGATAGTGCTATAATTAAACACCTACAAGTTGATAGCGGTTACTTTGGATATTTACAAGCCAACAGCGCAGATATTACTCATCTAAACTTTGATAGCGGTACAGGACACCATCTTAAACTTAGAACACTTATAGTTACCGGAGATTCTACTGGCTTTGACTCTAATATGGCAGTTAGATTGCCTTATGGAGCAATTGATAGTGCTGAAATACATGATAGCTCTATAGCTTCTAGACATTTACAAAACTTAACAACTACTTTGATTTTAGATTCAGCTAGTGTAGTATTGAAAACATTATTCACACCAGGAAGATAGATTATGGCCGTACGTAGCCCTTTATATTATACAGATTCTGGGAATCTGAAAGAATTTAACCTTGTAGAATTGAATGACATTTATGCGGCAGCAAAAAAATCTTTTTTGCAAAACCCTGCTGTTGAACTTACGGTTCAAGGAAGTGGTGGAAATTTAGGTAACTTATCTGAAACCCATGTTATAGCTTCAGCTGTACAAAATAATAATAGAAGATTTTCTAATAACAATGGAGCTTTAGGTAATATTTCTACAACTACAGTTAATTATTCTCGTATAGAACAAACTGTTACAAATCCTACACCCGGTCAAGGCGCAAATCCATTTGACTTGACATTTTTGAAGAATCAGTTAGGTTCTAATTGGCCAGTATACCATAGATTTTCAAATCCTGGTGGTGGTCATAAAGCAGGTGGAGATAGCCAAGATAGTTCAGAGTTTATACCATTTACTGATCAAGATTTCTTAGACACATTTGCTAAACCGGTTTTACAACAAGTTGCTGGTCAAAATATGACCACATTTGAACCACTTTATATAATACATGATGCATTGACAATTGGCAATCCACGATATTCAATAGTAAGTAATACACCAGTTTATACCGATAATACTGCCAATATTGCCGCTTTTAATGCAGGAAATTTACCAGAAGCTCGAACTCAAAATGTTGTAGTTAATAATTACTATTTGTATAAATTGAACACTAATAGATTGGGTCAACAATTTGTATTTGATTCAAGCGGACAAGCTAGTCCTACTGGATATAGAGATTCTGCATACAATAGAACGGTCGCAGGAACTGGATTTAAATTAAATGTTGAAAAAATAGCTGGATCTCAATATGCAACTTCTGTTAATACAGCAGGTAGCGGATATGTAGTATCAGATAATTTTATTGTAACAGGCGACAAATTAGGTGGTAAAAGTCCACAAAATGATTGCGCTGTTTTTGTTGATGCTATTGATTCTTTTGGTGGAGTTACTTCTTTACTCGCAAACCCAACAAAAATGGGTATAGGTAATCAGTATAGGCAACCTGTAACTCATACTGCGAATGGCGATTTACAAACAATGACTAAAACTAATTTTGAAACATTAATTAATTTTGCTATGAAAGCCCTCGCTTTTAATACTCAAGGATTTAAAGTTAGATTCCAATATAACGCTGGTACACAATGCGGCTCATCAATGCTAGATACTCGCTTGACGGGCGCATCACAAGTAAGACGAGATCAACAGTTGCAAGATAACTATAGATCTCAGAGAGTGCCGACTGGAGGAACAGCAACACACGTGAAGACGCACTATTTAGGAGTGAAAATAACATGATCACAGAAAATAATTTATTACAAGCCATTTTTACTAATGATGAAGGAACAAATATTCAAGCCTTTATCGAAGAAGTAGATGGTAGTATTACGAATATTAATATTCTAGTTGATGCTGATCAAGCGTTATTTCAGGAACTAATGATGGTTTGTTCTATTGCTCAGATTGAGGCTTGGACTGATAACTATTACGAGAAGATTGGTGAAGAAATTGAAGAATATCAGAAACAATTAATTGAACAAGGAAAAGTTAGTTATGTAAGAGCCACTGGGCCAGAAGATAATGCAAAAATTATGGCCGATGTTGGAGCATTTTTGCTTACGTATGACTCAACTAATGCTGATCACGTAGAAAAACTATTTAATCTAAAACTTGAAATGTTTGAAGTTGATGCAGTAAATTCAGCAAGTGATGTAGATAAAACTTCTCTTAGAGAATCATCAACTCCATATGAGGCATTAACTATTTACAATTCAATAATTACATAGTATAGTGTAATAATTTAACATCAGGATTTATTTGATCTAAATAAAAATAATCACCAGGATATTTACGATTAGCTTGAGCCAGCCATTCTTTGGTTGGCTCTTCTACCATCCGGCCTACCCAGGTATCAGGCACAAATTTTAAGTCAAGTTCTTTCTTAACCATCCATTCCACAAAGTTTTCTTCTCCATTTATTGGTCCTGGTTTTGATCCTAATTCTATCCAAAAGTTTTCATAATATTCTTTATTCGACATAAATTTTTCATAAATGTATTTAGTATCAGATGGATAAAATTTATAAAACCCTCCGTTTAATTCACAATCGCTTCTATCTTCCCACCACGATCTCATACTTAAAAATTGTCCTCTTTCAATAGGATAATTTAATATATCTTCATATTCATTTATAAGATCAATATCAATATCTAAAACTACAATTGGTTCATCGATATCAAGATTAAAAAAATTCAATTTATTCCATTGCAGTTTTAATCCATTTATTTCTGAATGTATTACGTGTAAGCGATCTATTTTTTCTATTAGATTAATTTCATAATCAAATCCATATTTGTCGCCTATACGGCATGTATATACATCTATTGCCATAATTGTTTTACTTCATCATATATTTTAATTGCATCATGTAATTCTAAATTTGTGGCATCTCCAGGATCGGTATTAAATGCACACATAATTTTATCTTTTCTAATAATATGTTTATCTAAGTCATTTGGCCATTCACATCCACGATTAAATGAATAATACATTGAAGATGGAACAAAGTCAAATAAATCTAAATGTCTTTGACTAATAAAATTATCTGTGCCGCCAGTATAAATGTGATATATTTTCTCTGCATTTTTTAAACAGTCATTCCATATATTTTCAAGTTGATTATCTTTCCACATATAAAATCCACCATTTGTATATGCGCCATTTCTACGTTTCCAATCTGGTCTAGCCTCATGATTTCTATTATGCCACCATGATCTACCAACTATTGGTCTATTAAACATATTGATAAGTGGTGTCATATCATTGTGTATAATCATATCAAGATCTAAAGCTATTCTCAACCCATCCAATCCCCAACCATTTGGTTTGAAATAGTTTAGTTTTGGCCTATCCCACAAACGAGGTTTATTATTTAACCAGTTATCTGATGCAAACATCTCATCTGGCGTTGATTCTGGTAGGTCTCGTAGAAATGGGAGTATAGATATACGCTCATCTATTCCCTGTGCGTCCTGGGTCTGACAATGAAATATAAATTCAAATGGCATATGTTTTTTAACCATATTGAAAAGCCGGTTGACGTATATAGGTCCATATGTTTCACCCCAGCGGCTACAAAGCACATGGATCATTGTCTACCTATTAACATAAATCTTTTATTATCATGATAGTCATCAAAGGGTATTTCACCTTCATAATCTATTTTTTGAAGGCCAGTTTGGTGTACAAAGTCTTCAAGGCTGTGTACACAGTTTATATGCGAAGTTTCTTGTAAGAAATTATTACTCTGCAGGGCACACAAACCGTTTAACTTTATATCTTTCATATGCCACATATGTTCGCATGACGTATTAACAATAATATCAGATTCTATTTCTTCGCAATCAAAACTAACATCAGATTTTTGGGTTGTAACATCATCGCCAAACATAAACCTCGCTATAGCAAGAGCTTCTTCGTCATAATCTATAAGTCTTATTGTTTTAATGTTTGAGTAGTAATTCAATAATAAAGGTACAATAACTGTGCCATACCATGATCCAAGTATTGTGATATTGTTTGCTGTACCCGTAACCATATATAAATGTTCTACTAACCAAGATTTTGCCATTACTTGGTTTTTAGAAAATGATTTTGCGAAGTCATTTACACGATGAGGATATTCTTCGTTAACATGCATGATCATTGTAGAATAACGCCAGAAAGGTATCGGACATTTAGACATTGTTCTTGTAATATTCAAAACTTTCCTTTCCTAATATTTGGCCGTTTACATTGCATTTTATACATGGATTAAGTGCACGTTTGTTTTTCATTAAATTATTTCTATACACTTTAAATTTTTCTGATTCCCATATTTTATGTATTGGTGTTTCTTGTACATAACCAAATACTTTATATTGTGACCAATCATTACTACATAAGCCAACAGCTCCATTCCAATTAATAAACATTTTGTAAAAAGGTAAATAACATGCTCTATTAATACTAAGCTCTTCTGATTTCTGCCAAATGTCAGTACGATTTACTTCGACTTCTTCTGGTAAACCATTATAATAATGCTTGTATATTCTTTCTACATGACTATACTGAGATAAGAAGGCTTCATATCTTTCACTATCATCTACATCGTACATTGATATTTTAATACAGTTGACACCAGCATCAATTAATTGGAATGCAGTTTTTTGAGTTAAAAAATCTCCGTTAGTTATTAGTTTTATCTGTTTTAATTGTACATTATTTGAAAGCAATTGTACATGCTTCTTTAAATTTTTTTGCAATAAAGGTTCACCGAAACCTGCAAAGGTTACAGTGCCTCTATAATCTATATCTTGTAAAGATTTATTAATTGCAATGACTGTATCATCTACCATCATTGCCTTCGTATTTTTAAATCCATGGCCGCGTGGACAAAATCCGCACGTTCTATTACATATATCAACAGGATTTAATTCAATCGAAGAAAGGGTGTTCTTTGTCAAGAGCATTCTTAGTTACCATATTACGGTTGATCAATGCCATACGACAATGACCATCAAGTTCTTTTACATGAAAATGACGAGCAAATTTTTCATAATTTTTAATCAACACATAATTGGCATGTGAAGGTATACAGTCATAATTCTTTTCTATATATGCCTTAGTAGCATTCATTCTTTTTACGTGATTGGGTATTTCATCAAGAATCGATATTAGATTGCTTTCTATTCCTGGTAATGACACTTGTGCAGGTCTTAAATTCTGTATTTCATTAATCAAAACCTCGTGGCCAAACGCATACCCAAACCTTGATCCTGGTAATGCTAAAGACTTACTTAAAGTTTTTAATACTAAAACATTTGGAGAACCATATTTAGCCTTTGGCATTTGCTCACAAAAATCTGCATAAGCTTCATCGATAATTACTAATTTATGTTTAGAAATTAGTTCATCGTAATCTTCTATAATTGTTCCGTTTGTGCCATGAGGATTCGCAATATAACAAACGTCATTTCCAGTGGGTATTTGGTATAGTCTTCTACACATTTCAACTGGAGCCCATGTATTTGGACCAGATGCAAAGCTAAATCCTTTTTCTTTTATTATAAGCATTATTCTCATAATCAGTTCGCTTAAGCCCAAACCAATAGCAATCTGACGAGCATACAAATCATAATAATCTGATAATATTTTATATGACTTACTTGTGTCTGAATATCGATTTAAATCAAACTCATATGTAGGCAGCGCTGCATCAAAACAAACGTTATTTGATAAATCTATTTTATGTCCTGTTGGATATTGCGGCTGAGTCCAATCAGGCCTTAATTCCAATGTTTTTGTATCCATGGATCTTCCCCTAATTCATCTTGCTTTTTGTCAAGTAGAATATGCACTGATTCTGGCCTTTGTATAAGTTCATAATCATTTGGAAAACGATGCTCAATAAAAGAATCAATACCTGTAAATATATCCATAATTTTATTTTTGTTTTTAATAAAATACTCCCAAATATGGTGTCTCTTTGTTATTTGGTTCCACATCAAAATAGACGAATTTATGGAACAATATCTTTGTTTATTACCAATTGTGTCCATATCTAATTGTTTTAAATCTATCCAATCAGTATGAATAAATTTAGGCATTTTACCTGGATTCCATAAGTTTGTTATATCACCAGTAATTACAGTATCAAGGTCAAAGAAACAACCTTCTTCAATAAAAGTCTCATCGAATAAAACCATTTTAGCCCACCATTTCTCTAATCCGAAATCTGGTATTTGTATTGTGTGAATATGTAAGGGTAAGGTTTTGTCGTCTGTAATACATGAGAACTTAAAATTTCCATGGTAGTTTTTAGCTATCATGTTTTCAAGTTTGATTACAAATGTAGAGTCGTATCGAGTTCCTACTTTAACGCAATAAAAGTTCATGCCTATCTAACCATAGTTTGGCATGAGGTGTGTTTTTGTATTTATCAAATAAAGGTACCCCATCTGTGTAGTGTATAGCCTTAGCATCATCACATTCATAATAACCTTCAAGACAATTCCATTCTAAAGGTATTTCACCAATCTCTTCATCCTTTAACCACTTAAACTGATGTAACCATAATGGATTACAGTCTGCAATAAATGGAGGTCGAAGAAATCTGTTAGATGGATGTTCACAATTCCATAACATTAAAGAAGACCAATTCTTTCTTTTATACGAAGTTTGTTGTTTGCCATCCATTTTTAAATCAGATTTTGGTTCATACTCAGGATGTTTACAAACTACAACTGCATATTTTGAATCTGCGTAATGTAATAATTTTCGAGCATCATCTAAAAAATAAAAATCACTATCACAAAATAAATGCCATCCATGATATTGCATCATTTCTGGTACTAAAAATCGTGACATAGTAAAGGCTGTTGATCCATCTCTAAAAGGTAAAAACATATTTTGAGTAGGCAATGTATCAACTGATAAAGTAGATTTACAAACTCTATACTGAGCTTTTAATTTTTCATCCCAACCAATTATGCATTTCATCTTTTACAATCCTATCCAAATTATCATTTTGATCAACATTAAAAAATGGCACTGTCATATAACTTTGTGTGATATATTTATCGTAGTGATCTACGTTCCATGTCATACCTAAATTTCCATTACCAAATAACACAGGTCTTTCTTGGCCATCAAGATATATCTTATGAGCTGGTGCAGATAACATAAATGTCGGAGTGTTTGTAAAAAGGGCAAGTGCTAAAAGTGTAGATCTTTCGCTAATAACATATTTACAATGAATCATATCATCTACTAGATCTGACCACTTAGTTTTATAATCAAACATTTTAACTTCAAGACCATTATCTTTTGCATGTTTAAATGCTTTTTCTAAAGATATTCCTCGAGTTTTTGCGTGATAGCTATCAAAGCCCGATGGAAATGGCTCTTTGATCATCACATAATCACCATCTCCAATCCATTGTTTTTCGAATGGCCATAAAGATGTAAATATTTCGGTATCTTTGAATGGTATTTGTGATACAGTAGAGATTGTAAATCCTACTTCAAATTCTGGCTTTTTAAATGATTGCGTAAGAAATTTTAATCTATCAAGATTTGTTTCAAAATCTTCTTCTTTAAATTTACCACATGCATCTTTAGATACTAAGATGAGTATATTCCATCCCATAATAAAAGTTTCATTATCTGCAAATGAATATTTTAAAGATTCATAAATTCTTTGAGCTTTTGCAAGAGACATTGCAATCTGAGAGCCTGATACTCCCAAATCCCACATATCTTTTATAAGTAGTGTATCGTCGTGATGATATGCTAGTGTTCTATTCGAGTAAATTACATTCATTTAATACTATATCAATCGCTGCATTATATTGTTCAAGGGTGCCATCATTATTCATATGGTAATCTGCATTAGATTCTAGCCAACTTACGTCAGCTGCGTGTGATTCTATTTCTTTTATATATTCTGGTTTTACTAACTGATAAGAATTAGATTTTCCAACTAATCGAGGATCGCGTATTTTTTCTCTAGCAAATAGACGTTCGCACTGTATATCAATTGGTGCAGATACAATAAGTACATTATGATTATCACTAGATTTATTTTCTACTATCCATTTGCCAAATTCTGGCGCGCATTGAGTCCACACAGGCCGATCAATATGAAATTTCATTAAATGATCATATAACGCAGGAAACTGAGATTCTAATTCTTCAATCATACTATCAATATTTGTTTCATTTAAGAACGGTCCAGAAATTGGTGAATGACCAGTTTTCATTGCACGACGATTAGTAATATAAATTTTATATAAATTATCACTTGCAATATTATGGTAATCGCATCGTTGTTCAAACGTATTTACGCCAGATCCTTGTGTACCGCAAATAATAAGTGCCATTAAATTCTCCTATCCATCATCGTATCATATGCATCGATTGTTAAACCAATGAAGAATTGGTATACATTATCGCCTGTTGCAAATGCTTCGTGTATTAATGATGAATCAAATATGTAAATCTTTCCAGGTTTGATACTATTTATAACCTTTCCATTCATTTTTAACTGCATATTTGTCGATGTTGTTCCCCATAATCTTAAGTTTGGAGAAGGAACTTTAACATCGACATGAGCTTTAAAATGTCCCATAGTATCCCATTTTAATATTGCACTTCTACACAAATAATCGCCAAACGCGTCCATTAATGAGGATAGAGAAGACATGTTGCATACTTCAGTTTTTTCTAATATATCATGGTCAAATAATATTTTATCGGTATTTTGATGTAACATAAAATGTTCATCGAGGGGCATACGAGATGGATCATTTATTTCATCTAGTTTACCAGTTAAATTAACAAGAGGTATGCCAAATCTTGGATAAGATGTGTGTGTATTTCCCCATTGAGTAAACTCATGGCTATATTTTTCAATATCTTTATCGAATTGATCTAAATCGATATTGATATCGGTTTCTACGATTGGAGTACTATGTAACTCTTTATACCTTTCTTCTTCCACAGCTGGCAAAGAAATATATCTAAATATCATAGCCATCAATTTATCTTCAGGTTGACCTTCAAGATGCGGATGTGTTTTAAATAGTTGACCTAATGCTTCTTTCATTGCGTCATCCTCGCATAATATTGTCGCATTACAGCACTAGCTTTTAAGCAAACTGTAAAATGAATTCTAGAAGTTTTGCCTAAATTCATAGCTGTGTGTTTATTTGTAGTGTGTAGTTGATATGTATTACCAACTTCTGGCATTTTAAATATTTTATCATTTACAATAAACAATGAGTCCTCGTTTGTGGTCAATGGGATATGAATTCTATCAGTTATATCGTAATGATATGAATATCCTCTAAAACTTTCATCGAGAGTCATATATCTGCCTCGACAAATATCGTACTTTTGGTTTAGATCGTTATAAACTTCTTCAGCATAGGTATTTTTAAATAAATCATTTACAACAGTAAAATCATTTTGATCTAGTTTATATTTTGTAAGATCTCCAGAATTGAATGAATATCTTTTACCGTCTATAGAACTAACATGAATTTGTTGGCCAAGTTCTTCTAGTCCGACAATACAATCTAATAATTTTTTAGAATCGTATCTATCTTTTAATTCTGTAAGCATTTAATAATCTCTTCGTATGTAGTTTCAAAATATGAAATCTTGAATAGGTATCTATCTTTTTTACCTAAGTTGTTAACACCATGCATTTTTGTTGTATCAAGTACTGCAGTATTATATGTAAATTCTCCGTAATCGTTAAAGGTAACTGGTGCAGCTTCGTCATTTAAAATGTGGTTTATTGAGCATGTGGTGTTGTAGTCAATATGAGGTAGTAATACTGAATTTGCATCAAGGTGATAATATCTCGGAGAACCATATGGTAATTTAAATTGATTGCAAAAGAATTGCATTTCTCTTTCAGCCCATCTGACAGTTTGATTTATGATTTTCCAATTATCATATGATCCATGTTTTTCGTCAGCATAAACTGTAGGATCTTGACTTTTCAATTCTTCTAATAATCTTACGTCGTCAAAATTATGTTGTATTTCGTAAACTGGCTTCATAATTCATCCTTAGTGCGTGTTCATTATAAGACATAACTTTTGGATTCCAATCTTCAAATGTATAATTATTTGTAGTCATGTAAATAATATTTTGGTAGCAAGATGCTAAATTACCTTCATGTACTTGTACTAATCCATCATCATAGGTTTTCCATTTATCACTAAATGATTTGACTGTCGAACATAATGCTTTCCACCATAACTGTTTGCCTGCTTTTTTTGAGTTCCTTTGTTGCATACTAATAAAATAAAATTTGTACTTTAATTTGTATATTTCTTTAAAAGAACTTAATAAAAATTGAATAGCCATCATTAGTTCAGCTTTTTTACCCCATACACCACGGGAATTCGGAAAAAGATACCATCGATTACAAATTCGACATACATCAGCTGTATATTCTTTAACACCTCCCATAGCTATAGGTTCATTATTATGATTATACTGAATAAGAAATAATACGTGGTCAGAAATTTTTAATTTTTCTTTTGTGTAGTTTTCGCGCAATTTATTATTCGTGTCGGCTAAACATATTTCTCTAACTCTTTCAAATTCTTCGTTATCATAGTTGAAAGCCCATAGGTACCCTGCATCATTTTCTATTTTTTTATTCACGGGTACTTCTTCCCTCCTTAACTAATACTACTTATTATACCATAAAATGAGCTCTTTGTACATGTATAAATAGAGTAATATGCACAATTAGTTTTATTTATAAATAGATCAAGAAACATTTTGCGGGTGGAACATGGCACAGTACGAACATTTTAGGTTTGATCAAGGCTCAGATATAGCGGTAGAGCTACACCTTGTCGATCCCTCAGGTAATAAGAAAAATTTAACAAATTATTCGAGTGCAGCTACAATGAAGCGCAATTTCAATAGTGATAGCGCTGATACTCAAGCTTTTGCTGTAGCTATTAATACTCCAACTACTGATGGCATTATCACAATGTCACTCACAAATGTTGAAACCAGTGCCCTTAAAAAGGGAAATTATGTTTATGATGTAGAAATTTCCTATGTTGATTCTAATCAAGCAACAATTACCGAGAGAATTTTAGAAGGTAAAATTGTAGTTGCGCCGTCAGTAACGTAAGGGACAACAATAATGTCAGCAGATCCAACCGAACAGACCTTCGTTAAGAAGATTATTATTGGTACTCCTGTAAGAAAAGTTACAGGAGCACAGGCACAAACTTTATGTGATTTGACAGATGTATTATGTGCAGATCATGAAGATGGAGATTTATTAGAATATGATTTAGCAACACAAAAATTTCATCTAGTTCGTAATCCTAGACAGTTGATAATTCAAGGAGCATCGTTCTAATGCCAACATATAATAATAGAATTCTCCATAGAATTAGTGGTACTACTTCTAATGTAACTCCGGCTATGAAAGTTTTAATGGTCGGAGAGTTGGGTTATACCTATGCGGCCGGCGATTCTAGTGGTGGTGATAGACTTTTTATTGGTGTTGGACCATATAACGATAGTCAAAATGCTGCTACTGTAGTCCACACAATTGGCGGTAAATATTATACAGACATGATGGACCATCCTAAGGGCACACTAACTGCAGGTAGTGCTATCATTACGGATGCCGATAATAAAATCGACAAACTAAAAGTTGATAATTTTGTTATTGATGATAATAAAATCACAAATACAAATACAGATATTACCCTTGATGCTCAAGGCGATATTATTCTTACAACAAACGGTGCTGGTGTCGTTAACGCTAGTAATAATAAGATTACAAATGTTGCTGATCCAACCGCACTAACAGATGCTGTAAATATTCAATTCATGCGTGCAACAGCGGGATTGATTAAAGGTAATACAGGCGAGAAGCCTTGGCGGTCAAATCATCTACCAGATTATTATCTTAGTATTTTAGGTAGTACAACTGGTAGTAATATTACTACTACAGTTTCAAATCCTTTAAATGTAAATGGCATTGCCCAAGTTAATATTGATTTATCTGATAATCCATCAATTACATCAGCTACAATAGGTGGAATCACTCTTAATAATTCTATATTGACAGCTGTTGGTAATATTATACTTGATCCAAACAGTGATACAGGTCCAGCTGGTAAAGTTGTAATTCAAGGTGATTTGCAAGTTGATGGTACAACTACTACAATTAATTCAACTGAATTAACAATTAATGATAAACTAATTACTCTTGCTGATAACTCTCCTGATTCAGCCACTTCAAACGGTGGTGGTATATTCTTAGCTGGCGCTAATGCGTCAATGACTTATAATTCTACTACCGATAAATGGGTATTCAATAAAGATATATCTGCACCAAATTTAGACGTAGCTGGAGATTTTGTTTCTGGCACGCTTACTGGTAAATATCTTGGTTTCGATTCAGATTTTAATGCAAAATCAACTACAGATTTAAGTGAAGGAACAAATCTATATTATACACAAGCTAGATTTGATACTGCTCTTGCAGCCAAAACAACAACCGATGTGGCCGAAGGCACTAACTTATACTATACTCAAGGCAGATTTGATACCGCTTTTACAGCTAAAAATACAGATAACTTAAGTGAAGGTTCAAGCAATCTATACTTTACTGAAGCAAGAGCTAAAAATTCTCTATCAGTAAATGATGCAGGTGGAGATGGTTCGTTAACATACGATTCGGCATCTGGACAATTTACTTATACTGGACCAAGTTCTTCTGAGGTTAGAGCACATTTTGCTGCACAAGGAGATTTAGCATATGATTCATCGACCGGTGTATTTAGTATCGATGTCGAAAATGTTTATACTTCTACGAATTTTGATTCAGATTTAGGATCTACAAATACTGGTGCATTACCAGAAGGAACAAATTTATATTACACAACTGCAAGATTTGATTCAGATTTTAATGATAATAATACTGATCAACTCAGTGAAGGTGCAACTAATCTTTATTTCACAAATGAAAGAGTTGACGATAGGGTTGCATCATTATTATCAGCAGCAGAAGGATTAGATGCTACTTACGATGATGCATCTGGTGTATTAACCTTATCTACAGAATTAGCCACATCGACTAATATTGGTGGAGCATCATTTGATTCAATAGATTTTGTTGTTACAACCGGTCAGGTTGAATTAAATATTATAGATTGCGGCACATATTAATTGTATAAATAGATCAAGATTAGATAATCTTGAAATTTATCCTTATTAGGAATTACGATGGCTACACCAAAGGTTCTACTTAAAAGATCGTCCGTTGTTGGAAGAACCCCAACCTCTAGTGATCTCGATTATGGTGAATTGGCAATTAACTTTGCTGATGGTAAAATTCACTATAAAGACGCAAATAACAATATAAAAAGCTTTGTCGACTCTGCAATAGTAAATGATCTTATTACTAGAAGATCAACTGATTCTGCAGAAGTATTGGCTATTGTACAAGCTAACTCTCTTGATTCGTCTGAAACACTTGATCTTATATACAAAAATTCTTTGGATTCTGCTGAAGTAGGCAGACTTATTACAACACAGGCTCTCGATTCTGCAGATGCAATTTTACTAATCGATAGTAGCCATGTCCAACTAAAACAATCATATAATGCTACTCAGTTGAATGGCCAAGCGCCTTCGTATTATTTAGATTATAATAATTTTACAAATACACCGAATGTACTAGATTCTGCTGATATTATTTCTGTAGCTTTAGATAGCGCTGAGATTAAAGGCATAATTGATAGCGCGCATGTCCAATTAAAGCAATCATATAATGCTTTGACCCTCGAAGGTCAAAACTTATCTTATGTTAGAAATTATAATAATTTACAAAATACACCAGTTGTCCTTGATCTAGTTGATATTTCAAATCACGTTGATTCCGCATATGTTAGACTAAAAGTAAAAACAGATCAAGATCTAAGTACAACTGATAACGTAACGTTTAATCAAATACGTGGTCCTCAAAACTTTATTATTGATCCAGCCGCTGTAGGCGATAATACCGGTACTGTGCAAATTCTTGGTAACTTGCAAGTTGAAGGTACGCAAACTACTATTAATTCAACTACACTCACAATAAATGATAAAAATCTTGTTCTTGCAGACAGCGCAGCTAATGCAGCTGCAGCAGACGGTGCAGGTATCACCATTGGAGGAGCAAGTGCTACACTAACTTATAATGCTGCTGGTGATAAATTCGTATTTAATAAACCTCTTGATGTTGGTTCGAATAAACTTACATATTCGAATGTCTATTCTACAACAGGCGATTTGCCAAGTGCCTCTACATATCATGGAATGTTTGCTCATGTTCATGGCACCGGAAAAGGGTATTTTGCTCATGCAGGAAATTGGATAGAAATTGCAAACTTTAGTGATGTACCAACAACTACAGATGGTTTAACAGAAGGTAGCACAAATCTTTACTACACAAAAGCAAGAGCAGATTCTGATATTGCTGCTTCATTGAATGATTCTGGTAATACTGTTAATATTTCAATTAATACAACAATTACTGATAAAGTAGATTCTGCATATGTTTTAGCCCGCGTAGCTGAAGCACCTTTCTTAGATTCTGGCAATGCGACTAATTTAATAAATGCCGCATACATTGAAACAAACAGACCAGCTGAAACAATATTTAGTGTAGTAGCTAATGCAGGTAATTATGAATTTACTGGTGATGGTTTTCCAACTACACAAATAAACCCAACTTTATATCTAACTCGTGGATTAACTTATAAGATTAATGTTAGTGTGAGTGGTCATCCATTCCACATTAAAACACAAAATGGCATTGGAACAGGAAATCAATACACATCAGGTGTAACTAATAACGGTGCACAAACTGGTTCAATATTATTTACGGTGCCTATGAATGCACCTAATTATTTACATTATAATTGTCAATACCATAGTGGTATGAATGGACCAATTTATATTGTTGACCGTGAAGGTAGAATAGATTCGGCAGATGTTGCAACAATAGTTGATTCGAGTTATATTCAAGCTAGACAATCTACTACAACACCAACAATAACAATTCAAGACTCTGGTTCTACATTAGCTACGGCCGCAAGCACACTAAACTTTGTAGGTCCAGGAGTTGTAGCTTCTGGTACTGGAGCTACAAAGACTATTACTATTAATGCAACTGGCAGTGGTGGTGTTGATTCAGCTTCAACAATTAATCTTATTGATTCTGCATATATTAATGCAAGAGTTACCTTTTCATCAAATAGTATATTAACTCCACTTGGATTAACTGGTGTAACAACTGGTACAAATAATGCAAGTTGGACATTTGATACTGTTGCTTCAGCTGAATGCTTTAAACTTTTATTCGATGGCATAGCTTTTCCATTTAATTATGGTGGTGGAATACTTGGATTCTTAGATGCTGGAGGTAAATATTATTCTCCAGGAAATACTACTTCTGTTAATTTTACAAGATACATAAATGCTGTTAGAAATAACCTCACAGTTACTCTAAGTTTTCAAGGAACGGGTTATCCTTGGACAAACGATACCGATTATTCTGGTGGATTTAGTGCGGCAATTGCAGCAAATGGTGGTACATTACCTTTAGTTTCAGTATATTCAGCGCAAGTATCAGCAGGCACTAAAGGATCATTTACTAATCCATTCGTTGTTGGCGATAACACTGCTGGTACTACTGGATATGGTTCATCTTCACCTATATTTGGTGCAGGAAATCCTAATCATGCATATACGTCATTAGTTAGTACAATTGACTCTGCTTATGTAGCTGCAAGAGCAGGTGGAGCTGGACTCGATTCTGCGAAAACAATTAATCTTATTGATTCTGCTTATGTTCAAGCAAGACAAACAGCAGGCGGCGGAACATTTGCCTTAGCTGGTAATACTGGTACACATACATTTAATACTGCGACTGAAACGCTGACATTTTTAGGAACTACTGGTCAAATTAATGCTGGTATTGCATCAAATAATGTTACATTAGAACTAGACCAAAACATTAATAGTATTACTAGTATTGCTTTTGAAGGCGATTCGACAAATGCACACGAGGTAAAACTTCAAGCAATTAATCCTACCGCAGATAGAACAATTAATCTACCTAATAATAGTGGTACTATAGCATTACTTAGTGATATTGGCGGTGGAGGCGGTGGAGGAGGAGTAGACTCTGCGGCAACTATTGCATTGATTGATGCTAGAATAGATTCAAATAGAGTAGCTCTCCATCAAAAAGCCTTTACTTTTACTGCAGATTCTGCAACTGATTTTACATTTACTGGAGCTGACGATAATAATCAAACTCTTACTTATGAAACAAATAAACTATCAGTATTCTTGAACGGTATTTTATTAATTGATTCTGTTGATTATACTGCGCAAAATGGCACATCAATAACACTCCTTGATTCAGCTCAATCTGGTGATGTTATCACTGCAATGACATTCCTCGGTAATTCTGGAGTTGATTCTTCTACAATATTATCACTTATTGATTCTGCATATATTAATGCAAGAGTTAATCCATTTGATTCATCTCATGTTTTAAATCTAGTTGACAGTGCCTATATCCAACTCCGTGATAGATTCCAAGATTCGTCTGGCATATTAGCAATTGTCGACAGTGCATACGTACAGGCCCGCTCAGGCGGGGGCGGAGGCGGGGGCGGAGGTACAATTACCGAAGTAACGGATAGTGCCACGCGAGAAGCAATATCATCTCCACTGGAAGGTGATGTAGCAATACAATTCCAAATAGGGCCAGGTAGAAATACCGGTGTTACTCATAACTTTGGCGGTGGTACAATAGTATCATGGTCTGTTGGCGCAAATTATACAGGTGCAGAATTAACACTTAATAATTCAACATTTGCTGCAGCTGCTAAACCAGGTGATGTTATTGTAGTTTCATCTGGTACAGTTCAAAGATATAATAGTTATCATACAGTTAATGCTTGGCAAACTCAACAAACTGGTAATCTTATTGTAGCAGTCAAATCTATTACTGATGCTAACAACCTTAAAGTTATGCTTGCGGTACCAGTATATTGGACTAGTCAAAATACTACTGGTTATATGAATACGAATCTAAAAGCGTATTTTGATAATGCGTCAAATCCAAGAGGTGAAATACCAGCCAATGCTGTAGTTGCATATTCCGGAGATCCTAATGTTAATGGTACAACAGGAAGTCAGAAACTTACTGGTGGAACTGCTACACTATATACAATGTTTGAAAATACTATTAAGTCAACTTGGGATACTTCTGGTATTACAAGCACTCCAGTTAACACATCAGACAATTACCAAGGTGAAGTTACAGCATTAACAAATTCTAATCCACTCATTTGGTTTAGAAATGATTCGGCTTGGAAACCTTATGTTAATGATCAAATTACTGGTACAATTGATTCTGCATACACAAGAAATCTCATTGATTCAGCATATGTAAGTAGCCTTAAATTTATTCAAAATACCACTATTACTGAAGTTTTTGATAGTGATCAAAGAGTAGCAATTTCGTCACCTATTGAAGGTGATGTCGCTATTCAGTTTAGAGACGGAACTGGAACTAAAACTAGCATTTCTCATGACTTTAGTGGTGGAAATCTTTGGTCAAAAACTGTTTACTTAAATAGCGGAACTAATAGTCTTTCGTACACATCAGCAAATGATGTTGGTAATGGTAGGTTTAAATGGTCGCATTCAACGTTCGATGATCATGTTCAAAAAGGTGATGTGATTGTAGTTGAAAATGCTACAGTAACTACAAACCCGGGTGTTAGTCCATGGAATAGTTTTTCTGGCACACTTATGTTTGCTTGTCATACTCCTAAGGTTGGATCTACTGCACCATGGTATAATATAGTAGCTTATTTTTATGATGTACCAAACGGTAGCGCTGGATATATGAATACCGATCTAGGTAGTTATTTTAGTGGTACTGATGGAGTAGCCACTACAACAAATCCTCGAGGATCTATACCTGCTGCAGCAGTAATGGTGCACTCATACGGCAATGTTAATAATAGTTCTGCCACTACAACTCTTGCTGGTGGATTAGCAACTCTGTATCGTATGTTTGATGGAGCAACATATCAAGATGCTTATGATACATCTGGAGGTGGCGGTGGAACCGCATATACAGATCAAACAGGTACAGTAAATGCAATCGGTGGTTTAAAACCTTTAGTATACCACTATAATGATGCTGCATTTAAACCTTATGTACAAAATAATATTTTAGGAACTGTTGATTCTGCATATGTCAATGCAAGAGTTAATCCATTTGATTCATCTCATGTTTTGAATTTAGTTGATAGCGCTTACATACAATTAAGAGATAGATTCCAAGATTCGTCTGGCATATTGGCTATTGTTGATAGTGCATATGTACAAGCTAGAACAACTGCGGGTACAGACTCAGCTGCAACAATTAGTTTAATTACAAGCACAGTTGATAGCGCATACGTGGCTGCAAGGGCAGGTGGTGCCGGAGGTGGACTCGATTCTGCAAAAACACTTAACTTAATTGATTCTGACTATGTTGGCTCGAGAGTAGACTTTACTCGTGGTGAGTTTAAAACACAAAGATCTCAATATACAGCAACTTCAAATCAAACTATATTTGCTCATACTACGCGCGACGCAACAAACTTAGACGTTTATATGAATGGCATTTTACAAATTGTAGGTGTTGATTATACTGCAACTACAAGTGCAGTTACATTTACTAGTGGTTTAACAGCAGGATTTAGTGTTACTATAGTTGAGCGTCGAGGTAGAGTTTTAACTAATACTAGTTTAGTAGACACAAAATATTATTTCACAACACCAAATCCCATTACAACGATTGCTGGAAATGATGATAATGGAAATACTCTAGACTATTCAGCTGGATTTTTAGATGTTTATTTAAATGGATTATTACTAAAAGATTCTGATGATTATTCTACAAATGGAAATACAATAGTTACTTTAGTATCTGCAACAGATTCAAATGATATTGTAACACTAGTTAATCGTAAAGGTGTGGCAGTTTCACCAAATGTCAAAAATTATGAATTTACTGCAGCTGCAGGCCAAACTTCATTTTCTGGCGCTGACATTAATGGTAATACTTTAGCTTATGCTCCTGGGGCTTTACAAGTTCATTTAAACGGCATATTACTTAGAAATACAGATTTTGCTGCAGTTAATGGTACTAGTGTTTTACTTACTGATTCGGCAAATTCGAATGATGAATTAATTGTTTCAGCGTTTAGTAATCCTGGCCAAAATATGGATCTATATAAATTTACTGCAGATTCAGGTCAAACAATATTTACTGGTAATGATACTGCTGGTGCATCATTAGCGTATTCGCCTAATAATATGCAAGTCTTTATGAATGGTTTATTACTAAATGATTCTGATGATTACACAGCTAATAACGGTATGTCTGTTGTACTAAATACAGCAGCAGATTTGAATGATGAAATTAAAATAGTAAGTTTCGTATCGAATAGCAATGCAATTCGAACAAATTCTTGGTCTGCTCCAAGTGGAACACCAATTGCAGCGAGTGCAGGTGATAAACTATTAATTGATACATCGATATCAAAGACTGTAACACTTCCGACTAACGCAACGTTGGGTGATGAAATCAGAATTATTGATGTGACTGGTAATGCATCATCTAATAATATCATTATAAATAGGAATGGCCATAAGATTCAAGGCGGAACAACTAATTTAACAATTAACGTAGACAGAGCAGGTATTGGGTTGGTTTATTATAATGTCGCTCAAGGTTGGGTATTGATAGAGAATTAATATGGCAAATTTAACAGACATAAGAAGTAGTTGGAGCACTGGTGCTAGCGAAGGTGGTGTTACAGTATATGCTACTAAAGAAAATTTGCCAACAAGTGGACTCACTAGTGGTGATCAAGCTTATGTAACAAATACAAGTAGACTTTACATTTCAAATGGATCAGGTTGGTATAATGTTGCACTTATAAATGCTACGCCTTCGTTAACTATCAGTCCAGCTGGTTCTATAGAACTTTCAACCGCTGGAGCTACGACTACTATTACACTAACAGCAACAGATTCAGATAACTCTGTTGCTGGATTAACATTTAGCGTTGATTCAGATGGATCATTTGGTGGACTAGGAACAATCAGCCAAGATTCTTCTGTATTTACAATTACGCCGTTTAGTGAAGATTCTGCCACTACGTCTTTGTCTACTTTAACATTTAAGGCATCAGATGGTATCAGTTTTGGTTCTGGTCAAAGTGCAATATCACTCACATTTAGTATTCTAAATTCAAAATTTACTCAGCTATTATTACAAGCTGACACAGCAGGTACTGATAATCAAGTTGATGCATCTAGTAATGCTCAGACAATTACTGAGGTTGGCAATATAACATCATCAGCATGGACTCCATATCATCCTGGAGGATACAGTAATTATATGACAGCCTCTGGTAATGGCTATGTTGAATGGGCTTCTCCTCCAACATTCTCTGCTACAGCATGGTGTGTTGAAACATGGTTTAAAGCAGATGGCATGCCAAGTGTTGCAGTAGGAACAACTGGCCACTGGTCTATTTTCGGATGTTGGACGGCAAATACTAATGCTAAAGAATTTCTAATTCTAGGCGGCAGTAGTGGAGAACTTAGATTTTACTATTCCTTCAATGGTTCGTCTGCATCTTATATTGATAGTACTTCAGGAAAATTTTCAGCAAATACGTGGGTGCATCTAGCACTTTCATTTGATGGAACCAATTATACACTTTATGCAGATGGTGTCAATGTTGCAAGAGTTACCAACTCTACACAGATAGCTAACACTAACGCTCCACTTTCATTCGGTAAATCTGTCGATGGAGCTGGTGCAACTCAAACATATGTAAATGGATGGTATGCTGATGGCCGCGTGATTAATGGTAGTACACTCGAATCAAACAATACATTCCCAGTTCCTACAAGTAGAATTGATACTAGTGTCGCAAACACTCAAGCCGTGTTCCATAATAAACCGCATGTGCGGCAAAGTTTAACATATGGCGGTGACGCGACAATAAAAAGAGATGGTCCATATAATTATATGCCTTATACAAAATCTGCTTATGGTGGTTCTGTGTATTTTGATGGTAGTGGAGATTGGTTAACAATTCCTAATGCTAGCGAACAGCTAGTTCCAGAAAGTGGAGATTTTACAGTAGAATTTTGGTTCCATACTACGAATGCGTCTACTCGAATGGATCCATATTCAAGTTACACGGCATCAACTGGATTTGGCATCATACTAAATTACACCAACGTTGGCGGGGTGATATCAACGTATAATGGTAATACAGTTACAAACACCACAGGTAGTGGTAAATTTAAAGCTAACGTTTGGAATCATTTAGCTGTTTCAAGAAGTGGATCATCACTTAAGATATTCATTAATGGTGAAGCTGTTTATACGAATGCAAGTGATAGTACAGATTATAGTGGTACAGCTAGCCTTTATATTGGCGCTGCCGGAAATCAGAGTCTAGAATTTTCTGGAAGTATAGCTGATGTAAGATTTGTAAAAGGTACAGCAGTTTATACAACTAATTTTTTAGCACCTACTTCTCCACTCACTGCAATCAGTGGTACTCAACTGCTTACTCTTACAAATAAAAATAATATTTGGGATGCTTCGGGCCAGACATTTATTCTTGACAAACGTGGGGACGTAACAGCATCTAACACACAAAGAAAATTTACTAGTTCAAGCGCCATAAAATTTGATGGTACAGGTGATTATCTTAGAGTAGAAGAATGGTTTGATACTTTTAGCGCTGTAACAGACCCTTGCACTATTGAAGGTTTTATTTATAGTAATGTCGATCCAGGTACTTTTGAAACTATATTTGCTATGAACAGGAATAGTAATGGTAACAATCAACTAATTCTAGGAGTTGAAGATGGTGAATGGTCAATTCACTATAGCGGTAATTCACAGTATAAGGGTGGTTCATTTAGTGCTAATACTTGGTATCATTTTGCTATAGTGTTAAACGATGGAACATCAAATAAGATTGAGATTTATATCAATGGCACAACAATTTATGGTAACACTGATGCTTTAGATGCTGCTCCTTCTGCTTGTACTATTGCATTCGGTACAGAATTCGACGCCGCAAGTGGTGGTACGCCTGGAAATTATTTTGATGGATATATGCAAGATTTAAGAGTTTCAAATTATGCAAGATATACTGGTAACTTTACAGCACCAACTACAGAATCTAAAGGATAAGAAAGATGAGTAGATCACGTGATATAGCTGCAATACTCGGTGCCACGGAAGCAAGTAATTCTAGTAATGTTGCTTTGTTAAATACCAATTCGAGTGTTGGATTAGATTCTGCACAAGTAAGCGCTATAGGAGTTACTACCTATGATTCTATAGGTGCATTGCCCCTCACAGGATTGAGTGCAGGTGATCAAGCTTTTGTATCATCAAATAATAGACTTTATTTTTCTAATGGAACTGGTTGGTATAGTCAAAGCATAGTCAATGCTGATCCACGTTGGGCCGATAGTATTGGTTCAGGTGTTGGTGAACCGGCCGGAACTTTGACAATAGCAGATTCTGCAACACCATTAATTGTAAAAGCAGTAGCTGCCGATTCAGATGGATTGCCTCTTACAAATAGCATTATTCTTGCAGATTCTGCTCAATATGTTTTTGTTATGACTCAAGATTCAAGTGTATTTACATTCACGCCTAAAACAAAAGACTCAGCTATTGCGGCTTCAGTAGCTGGCAATATTGATTCAAATGGTGCAAGTATTGATGTAACATTTAAAGTAACTGACGGTATTTCTATTTTATCAAAACCAGCTATTGTAAAATATGACTGGATACTACAAAATATGGAATTTACTATTGCACGAAGTTCATTTTCTAGGACTGGAGAAGTTCAGTCAGCTATGAGTTCTCAGTGGAATACTATTAGAACTGCTGCAGGAACTTCTACATATGATACTTTCTTGGCTGGATCAGGAGCACAACCATTTGCATTATTTGACGGATACTACACAATGGAATTTGCTATCAACACTAACTTGACTGTTGAGATGGCTGGTGGATCAGGAGGTCTTGCTAATAATACACCTTCAGGTAATAGAGGTTGGGGTAGAAGACTTGTCTACGGCTGGACGATTCCTTCTGGAACAAAGTTATTATTTGGAATAGGTTCACAAGGTCGAGATCAATTTAATAATGGATCTTGTGGTTCAGCTGCTGGTATGACATTCATAGCTAAGTATAATCCAGGTC